TAGCGCCCATTGACTCAACAGGAACTTTATATTTTTCTTTTTGACCTTCAAAGTGTTTTAAAGCCTTCGCAAGCTCTTTTTTCTTATCTATGCTTTTCTTTTTTATTTCATCTTCCGAATCAACTTCAGGATCAGTTCCGAATCTAGAATTAAGTAAATAATCTATTTCTTCCTTGTCTAAGCCTTCTTCAACTTCTGAATAATACATAGATAATACTTGATCAGGACTTTCTTTACTATAATCTTTATTGATTTTAGCAAAGTCTTCAAATCCACGACCAGTCTCTTTTTTATACTGTAAGTAAGTTGCTACATCTGATGGTAACTCTTCTTGCTCTCTTTTAGCAAGTAGGTCATCAATAGAATTAACTTCCTTACTGTATTTCTCTCTAATAAATGAAAGAACTTCTTGTTCACCCATTTGTGGCTTTTCTTCCACTACAGGCTCTTCTTTAATTGGTTCTTCAGTTTTAATAGGTTCTTCTGTTTTAGTTTTACCTATCTTAACTGCTTCTACCTTATTATCTTCTACACTCTCACCGCTTACTTCGGCTTCGTGCTTTTGTAACAACTCTTCCTCTACTTGTGCTTTTGACTTCTGAGGTCCAGAGTCGTATTCTTTTACTTTAATTTCCATTTAATTTGATTTTATTATGCAAAGTTACTAATTATTTTTTTTATTTTATCGAGGTTCGAACTCTGCTAAATCGAACCCGTCTAAGCTATCTTCTTTTGATTCAAAGTTAACTGGAGGTAACTTCTCTTGCCTCTGTTGAATCAACTTTGATTGCTCAGTATTTTGTTGGCTTATTCTGTCAGACTTAGCATCTTCTCTTTTTGTTTCTCTTTTATTAATTGCGTCTTCTTGAATCCCCTTTAGCTGCATATTAAGCTGAAACTCATAGGTCATTAATTGCTGTTTTAAGGAAGCTTCGTTTTTCAGCTTCTCTATTTCAAAAGCCACTTCTGCTTGTTTCTCTCTCATCTTCATCTCACCCTCTAGCTGTATCTTTTGCATAGCTGCATCCGAAGCCATCTTCTGAGACTGGAACTGAGTTTGTGCAGTCATCTGCTGTTGCATTGCTGCTGCTTCTCTATCAGCATCTTGCTTTCTTTTTCTCTTAAGCTTCAACAATTGATTAGCCATCTTTAAGTTTCTAACCTCTCTAATATCAATAGCATCCTCTAGACTAATGTCGTTTTTAGATAAGGCCATTTGAACATTTTGTTCTAACATTGCTTTTTCTTCTTCGTCAGGAGCTACTTCAATAAATATACCGAAATCATATAGATACAAGTCTTTAATATCTTCTATTCTCTTTACATTGTATTTTCCTATTTGATTAGCAAATTCTTCTTTGAAGTCAGCATACTCTAATAAGTCGGCTATTCTTAAAGATAACCCCTCTGCAAGTGTTCTACTAATATATAAACTACCTTCTAGTATATGTCTAGTAGCTGTATTAGAATTAAGAGCTGCTAACTTCTGAACACCAACTAATGCATTTGGATCAGGCGTTGAACCATCTCTAGCTTCATTTAAGCCAGTTACCGCTCTAATCATTCCTAAGTAGTGATTATAATTTCCTATAAGTGCAGCCATCTTGGATTGACCACTGCTAGTATTTAGTTGCTGTATTGGAACTCTAGCATTGTTAAACTCTCCATCTTGAGTATAACTTCTTCCAACTACACTACCTGTTTGGAAGTATAGTCTTAATGCATCTTCTGGATTATATGCTTGCCCTGTGCCTAAATCTACTTCACTCAATCCGTCTGCATCTATAAACACACCATCTGGAACCATCTTAGCAACTACCTGTTGTAGTTTTAAGTGGCTTATTTGAATTTGATCAGCAAAAGGAATCATTCTTCTAACTAAAGACTCAATATTTCCCTTGTACATTCTTGGAGCACAAGCCACGTAGTTAGGCATTGCGTGCTGAGAAGCTGACTTTGGCCTGACCATATTCTCAGCTAACTCCCACTTTAGCATAATATTAGAACCAGCAACCATTATTCCTTCATACCAAACTTCGATAGTTTTTTCAACTCTCTCAAACTTGCCCTCCTTCATCATATCTTCAGGTGGATTAAAAGTGTCGTCTTTCTCAATCATTCTCTCTCCACCACCTTCTAATATCTTTTTCTTATATACAAACTTTTTAGTGGTCTTGTAATTAAAATATATAAGTGTAGCTGTGTCTTTAAAAAACAAACTATTCTCGTAAAACCTATTTACATTGTAAGAATCATACCAAGTCTGACTGTATTGAGATATCTTTTTCATATCCTCCCTAGTTAAGTCAGGATCAATCTTAATTAACTCAGCTATTGGAAGTGTTTTAACTTCACCCCAATAAAAACAATCTTTAAAATGTGGGTCTTCCGTATAGCTATATACCACGTTAGCTGGGTCAACGTAATCTACTTGAACACCACTCCCTGGTAAAAACTGGTGTTTAGCCATACCCACACCAAGAACAGTCATATCATAATCAATTCTTTTCTTAGTGTCTTGATAATGATTTTCTTCTAAAACTGTATTAATAGCTTCTTCTTCAGCAATCTCAATAGATGGCTTGTATTTTAACTGCATATGTAGTTGAAGTTCTTCATCATTTTCTGGAAGCTCTTCTACATCTGTCATAAACGGATTAATACCAAAGGACTCTTGAAAGTCAGCAAAGATATCTTTATTCAACATATCTCTTTCTACCAACTTCTGGTATTTGTTTCTGTGCTCACTAGATAAAGCATCTTGAGCATATGCCTTAACGTGAAATAATCTGTTTGACATTCCATTAACTACAATGTCCACAAACTTAGGAAGTATTGGAACTGGAGTCCAATCTAGGTTGAGGTAAGATAAGTCACCATCAACAGCTAATTCATTTTTGTATTTAGCAACAGATTGTTCACCTCTTGCATATCTCCTTAATTGATTAAAAGATTGAAGCTGGCTATAATACCTACAGCTACCTCCACCTTTTCTAAACCACTCATATTGAATGGCCTGACCTACCTGTAATCCATACTCCATTGTTGCTTTATCAGCATCAGTGGCAAATTGATCTGGAAAACCTGCGGGGTTTATTAATAATTCAACGTCTTTCATTTATTTGAGTAATTCGCTTATATTCCCCTTGTTTGCATACCTTGCAAAGTTAATGCTTATTTTTGACTCTTTTTTGATAGGAGTGTACAAATGTTTTTGATTAGCCATTATAGCTAAACCAGAGCTAATAGAAGCATCAAATTTAGTTCTTTTATTAATATCAAAACGAGCCCAGTCTTCTAGAGTTCTAGTAAAATACATAGACCCCATTTCATCCATTGCTCTAAACTCGCTAACCATATCTAGTCCGACATATTTTTCTATGTAAGACTCAATAGCAGATGCGTGAGATTGCTTAACATCTTCAGATGTATTGGGTATACCACCTAGTTCTTTTTCTGTTTTAGACAGCTTATTAAATTGCTTGTCTGGTCTATTCATACAAAACCCTCTATAACCTCTGTTTTTAAAATGATACAAAAGTCTTGGTTTGTTATTTTCACAAAGTATTGGCATACCGTAAAACACACAAGCCATTAACACTTCTTCAAAAAATATCTCTGCGGTTTGTGGTCTAGCTACATACTCTAAAAAAAACTCATTACTTGGAGCATCATCCATATTGAATTTAGTCATTCCGTGTAAAGCACCATTAGAACCTTTTCCACCAACTGTTCCAGAAATATCATAGCTATCACATCCAAATGAACCAATGTGCTCATTGCTAGGATAATACTTTCCGTTTCTTAATTCTTTTCTGTTTTGAAGTTCATATTTAGGTATCCAACTAACCAAGAATCTCCCCGCTTTGTTTGGGCTCCATATTACTCTAGAATCTTTAATTCCGTTCTCCCAATGAAAACTACCTCTAGTTAAATACTTAGCCTTCATTAACCCGTCATTGTAATCTATCTGTTGGTATATTTTAGTTAAGTTAAACAAAGACTGTTTGCTTTCATCTCTAAATGCGTGAGACTCAGTTCTTGGAAATTGTCTATAAAACTCATTTAATGCATCCGCATCATTTTTTAAAGAATCAACTTCATTTTCCCAATAGTCAATAGCTCCTGTGGTAATGTACTCACCATCATTTCCTTGAATAGGTTTGTCTGGGGTTTTTAAAACAGGCATACCAAACTTATCTATATATCCCTCAAAATTCCACTCCATAGGGATAAATAAGGAATACAACCCAGACTTAGTTTGACCATTAGCATTCCTTGACTTAGCATCGGAATCATAATATAGCTTCTTAAAATTTGCACCACCTTTATCCAATGCATTAGAAGTAGAGCCCATCATACACTTTCCAATAACTTTACTACCTAATCTCAAACAAGTTTTTGTAACACGCCAATTGTTTAATATATTCTCTGGCTTTTCCCATTTTCCACTCTCATCGTGTATTAGTAGTTGAAGCTTTTCTCCATCATAAGAGTTGTCAGAAGTGTTACGCCAATCTATTGTAGTGTCCAACCCTTCAAGTTCTTGATTATCAGATAGATACATATTACGCTTAGTAATTTTACTTGCTGGAACACGATAAGATAATTCTGTCTTTGGTTTGTCCATACCATCTTGGATGGGTTTGAAAAAGAATGGGTAGTTGTTAGAGATAGGAACTATTTTATCTGTAAACATTTTTTTAGCATCGGTTCCAGTTTTAGACAACACCCCTATTCTAGAGTCTTTAGATATAGTTGCAGTATTTACAGTTTCAGATGATCCCATAAATGAAAATCCAGAACGTCTTATTTTTAGATAACACATTCCAAAACTTCTTTTATCTGCCTTACAAGCTTCCCAAAATAAAAAGAATATTCTATTAGCTTCTCTAAACTCAGGATGACCTACATCAATCTTGGTCCATTGCAGATAACAATAATGAGTACCTGTGATATATATGGGATTACCATTATTATTAAACCAAAAACCTTCTTCTCTCCTATCAAACTCCTGTTCAATATAACCTACCCAGGCATCTTTAAAGTCAGAGGACATTTCGTTCCATTGAAATATAGATTTTATTTTAGATAATGATTTTGGATATTCAAAAGGTTGCCAACACTTTTCTTCATTAGAGTAATATTTAGAAGGTGTTTTAGGTAATCCAATCCTTAATCCTTGAACTTCGTATATGTCACCAAGTGTTCCATCTTTAGAAATAACTACAATATCATACTTTTCATTGTATCCATATTCCCAGTTTTTGGCCTTGTTTTTTTTAGCCATTGCTGTTTTAGGAACAACATCTTGTAAAACTTTATTTAGACCTTCTCTCTGCAAAACCTTGGTTGCTACTTGTTTTATTAACACTATTTAAAGCCTCTTCTTCAGCATCAATACGATTAAGTATTTCAAACGCATCAAATATTGCTAGTTTTTTAGTAGCTGCTGCATTCTTTAGTCGGTCTGCTGCTAACTCATCGTCTGGGTCAGGCTTAATAATTTTTTCTTGAGCCACTTTTATTAATTGCTCTACCGCTGCTCTACCTGCTTTAATAATTTTTAATTTAATTTCTTTACTCATAACGTCATTGTTATATTCTTAGATTTCATTCTATAAAGCGTTTTATCATCTATTTTAAACTCGTATTCAGACTCTGGTTTAAAACAAACCTTATCTCCTTTTTTTACACCTAAAGAAGTCAACTCTGGATTAGTTATCTCAATAGTTCCTGTAAGAGCTTGATATTTGTCACTATTAAATATAACAGATTCTTCTTTACTAGAAGGTTTAATAAAACAATAATCTAAATGAGATTTCCACTTACCATCTTGTTTGTACATAAAAAACTGATTAGGCTCAACTATAAATAGATTGTCTTTCAAAAAACTTCTACCGCTTCTCTCCCTGCCCTTCATATCGTTGTAATACTTAAATACATTATGGTGTACTACCAATATGTCACCTACTTTTACCTCTCCCTTGTAGTTTAGTGGTGTAGCTACTACATTAGCAAAACGATTAGAAACAGTATGATCTTCTTTAGAGGAGCTAGTAATAAAGTCTATACCTCCTATTTTTTTTACATTATCGTACCGAGTGTCATTAACCGGAGTTACAATAAAACCAAAAGGTGACTTCATACTAAAAGTTGATATTATATTCTATAGAGACTGGAATAGTGGCATTAAAACTTTTCCAAAGTACAATTTCGTTTTCTCTAATAATCCATATTTTAAAACAATTTTTCTCTTGTCTTATGTGGTGTATGGTATAATTACCCCCTAGAACATCTTGTCCAATAAGGTAGTGCATTGCTCCAGACTTA